TTCTGCCCCTGTGCGTGTGCGCCCACCGCCCATTCAGGTCTGCCGAATTCAATCGTGCCATCTTTTCTGATAACGTAATGATACCCTATGCCTGACCATCCGTTCTGCAAATGCATATAGTGGATGCGTTCTGCACTCAAATCATCATCCGTCAGGTTGCCTGTGTGGTGGATGACAATCAGGTCGGTATCGTCCCTTGCGTATAAGGAAGTGAATTCCAAGCCATAATCGGTAAATGTTGGTGCTTGCGTTATAACCACCTCATTTCATTGTTTCTTTCTTCTTCTGCAACAAACTCTTGATGCCGTCAGCCACACCGATTCCTGCCGAAGAAAGGTTTTCCACAATGCTCAATGCTTCGGTCAATGAAATCATGGATATGCCAATCACAGAAATGAACGTGATGCCGCCCACCTTTTTCATGGCAAGGTCTGCCCAGCAACAGGTCAAGATTAAAATGGTGTATGTCAGCATCTTCGATGTGAATTGATTTTTCATGGCAGAACTATTGATATAGTGAAAACGTCTGCATTCCGGCAACCATTTCACATACGCCCATAAACAACCATGTTTTGCGGTGAATTCCTTGCCGTAGGCGGTGACCCAATAGTCATGGGACAACGAAATCCATTTTGTAAGCAGGTCTAAAAATTCCAAACCGCAAAATAATGCCAAAAGTGAACCGATATCCATTAAAGAAGCAGAAACCACGCTTCCTGCAAGTTTGGCAGGAAGGTGGTCTGTTAATGAAGATACGGCTTTGGTTATGTTGATTTTTGATAAAACATCTTGGATAATGTCTTTCAATTTATTTATCCTCTAATTGATTGATTCTGTCCCGTAACTCTTGCCGATACTTTTTAATTTCTGCGTATTCTTCTTCCGTCAATGCCCCGTCAACGTATTTCAGACATTTATAATCCGTTGCCGCCAGTTCTGCTTTCAACCGCTCAATCTCTGCGGCATTCCGTTCTTCCTGCGTGGGTTCGGGGACAGGTACGACTTCGTAGTATTCTCCCTTATCCTCAATAGTAGCACCATTGTCGTTGCACCATTGGGCGGCATGGGAATAATCGTTTAAATCAAGATTTTCTTTGTAAAATTTTGTGCCTATCATAATTTAGCCCCCTTATTTCCAATAACCGATTGCTATATAACGAGCCGCCACAGAAGCCGATGTCCATGTTGCGTTAACACTAATCGAAACCGAACAAGACGTTTTAGTTACAGAGCCAACTTGCACACTGACATGGTTTGCTGATGAGGTCAAACTGTTTGCTGTCGCAGTAACAATAGGCACAGAACTAAACGGAACAGGAAAAGTAACTTCTGCTCCGGCAGAAGTGCCACTGCCAGTAACATTCCCCCAACATATCTGTAATCCACTATCATAACGGATATAGTCAGTGCCACTTGCGTTAATGCTTTCAACAGCATTCCCAGCAATAAACAGATCGCCTGTAACATTGCCGCCACTTAATGGTAAAAAGTTATTAAAAATATATTGTGCTTTTTCGTCATTCCGTTTTTGCAAGAAATCCCACATCTGCCTTGCCGGTGGGGTCGAACCCACGAAATTCCAACCCTCTTGATAATTGGAATCACTGAATTCATACGGAGTTAACGGGGAAGTAGATGCCCATATTTTATTGAAATTGTCCGTTGTAAATGCCATTATGCCGTCCTCCTCCACATATATACTGTCTGATATGGTGGCATGATATTCAAGGGCGTTCCACCGCCTGTGTTGTTCGTTGTGTGCGTATGACTCCCACTTGATGTGATGCTCACAGTATGTGTGTGCGAACCTGCCGAACCAATAGTGTGAGTGTGACTTCCGTTTGATGACATATTGCCGTTGTACCCACCTGCTGAAGATTGCATTTCTGCAACATTACCACTCAAACCTGTGCCTGTGCGTGTTGCAAACTTGTGGGTGTGTTCACCATTGGTCGATGCGGTATGTGTGTGTGAACCTGCATTACTAACTGTAACATTGGCAGAAGAATGCGTGTGGTTGCCACTACTTGATACAGTATGATTGTGTGCAGGTAAATTGCTCACACCGATTGCTTTTGTGGCAGAACCACCTGTTGTGTTAGGTGCATATGCATCACCGCTTGCCAGCAGAAATGTATCTTTTAACCGTTCCCATGTACCACCGAACAGTGTGGAAGGGTCTGCACTATTAAACGAGATATAAACCGAACCGATTGGGTATAATTTACTTGCGGTGTTCTGCAACTGTCCGTAAAGCCAATTTAATTTGGTGTCCACCAATTTGAACCATGCATCGAATTCATTTTTTGTGGGCGGTGCAGAACCTACAAAATCCCACCCCGTCACATAATCAGAATCAGAAAATGTGTATTCAGGCAATGGCGAATTCGATGCCCACACTTTTGAAAAATCAGGTGTTGCCATAGTACCTCCTTATCTACCAAAGTAGAAATTAGAATTCAATCAGGTCAGAAAACACACCGACTTCAAAACCCCGTGCGCCTTCCTGATCTACGAAGCCGAAATAATTTTCAGGAATTTCTGAAACAAAATCCAAACCTACACCCCCGGCACGGACAAACAAATCCAATGCCCTTGCCAGCACAATGTCATTGTCGGTCAGTTCTCTGCCAATGCCGATGCCGATTTTGGCATTGCCTAATTCCGTCAATGAAACAAAAGGTGCGCCATATATGAATTTAACAGATTCAATCGTGCTTTCTGCCGTACCTTTAGTGGTGTCCTTTGACACCTTGTGCCACAGAACAGGTCGATATGTTTCATCATCAAGGGTACTTGTTGCTGTATATGGCACGGCAGGAGTATCCCTGAACCGACCCACATTGAATGTCAGTGTATTCGGCTGGTCGAAGAAACCGAAAAACTCAAGTTGAATACTTCCTGCGATATTCCTTGACCTGTCAATCAGCACACCGATGTTGTCTAACTGTACACCACTTCCTGTGTCAATCCATCGTTTGTTCTGAAGGTCGTTTAACGCCTGTGTCAGTTCGTCCAGTTCCGCACCCAATGCGTTCAGGAAAATCTGCATATTGACAGATTTTGAAAACTGCATCAAAAGGTGGTTTATCATTGATTCGCTTCGTGTCATGATATGGTCACCTGAATCCTTGAAGCATCGAAGGTTGCCACATGACGGGCATCAATGCTGATATTGTTGGAAGAATAGTTGATTCCGTCTGTGCTTGCGGTTACTGTGATATATCCAATTCCTGCCACGTTCTGATAGATAGCACCCATGAACCGCTGAAGAATGACATCATTGCCAACTGTCAAGGTGTTGCCGTAGTTCAGAACCGCTTCGGTAATCATCGCCTGTGCGTTAGGCGGCAATGCTTCTTCAGGGTATTCCGTCACTGTAATATTCAGATAAATCGGCACAATCAAAGGTCGATTGAAGTTAATCGTGTGTGGGAATCCCTGTGAATCGTTGATTGATACAGATTGACTTCCATATGTATCGATTCCTGCGGCTTTTTTTTGCCATATTGTCAGACCGATTTCGTCAGTTTCACCACCATTGACAACCGCTTCAATCGAATGCGGTGGTCTGCCGTCCTCGTCAGTGGTGTCAGAATCGTTTTCATACACATATGCAGAAGTCACACCATTCAATGTCATTAATGCAGACGCAATACTGTCTGTCATGCCAACAGAACGGGTATAAAGTGAAGCATTCCACCTCTGCCGCAGTGCCGTGTCACTTTCTGCTAATCGTCCAGTGTTTGCTGATACGTTATTGCTGACAGAATCCCATCCTGCGTATGTGGTCACAATATCGGTCAGGTCACCGATGGCAGGGGTGATTGCGCCATCCGTGGTGCATTCAAATGTCACAGGTGAACCAACGGTTTCAAATGTCATGTTATTGCTGATCGCAACAGAAAAAGTGTTTTCCTGATTGGATTCCGTAATTCGCAGTACATCATTTTCTACGCTTGCAGGAATTGCGGTAATCTGTGAACCGATTGCCGTTAACACTGTCGCAATGGTGTCCGTGCTGGTTGCCACATGAGAATAAATAACACCATCCACTGTTGCGGAATAGGTTTCGCCTTCTGTAACAGATGCCAACGTAATGCCCACATCACACGCCTGTTGTGCCGAAATCACCGCATTTGCATCCACGCACTGAAAAACAATGTTGCCATCTGTAGCGGATGAAATCTGTGCGCCATATGGAATCTGTGTGCCGTTTGTTCCGTAACAGGTACACACCACTGTGGTCTTTTCTGCCGCAATCGGTGTAATTCCGGCTAATGCCGCAGAATTATCCAGCGAAACACCACTTGCAGTGTGTGGGTACATTGCCCCATACACTTGTGCCGCCTGTTCCCAAAGGTCAGCAATTTCATAGCTGAAAACACCAATAAGTTGTCCAAAAACAGAATTCGCTTCGGTAGAAATCTGCACACCCAACTGGTCAGCAATGCGTGAATTCATCGATTGTATAATGTCAGCCAATCGTTTTTGTTTAAACCCTTCAGGGGTCAATCCATAGTCAGCCATACCCCAACAACTCCCTTCTTGTCAGCAATCCTGCGGAAGTGTTTGCGGTATAGGTGACCGACAGGATGCGTTCTT